CGATCTTAGTGGCATCACCGCCATCCTGAAGCCCGGCCAGTTGCTTTTGCAGGGCTTCCAGGTAGGTGGTGCCCGCCTCGCTCATGCCCCGCTTCGCGGCATTGTTAGCGTTGGTTTCGGCGGTGTTAACGTTGAGCGCAGACGTTTGCGCGTCCAGCTTAAGCGTGACGTCTTTTAGAGCGGCGCCGGCATTACTGACCACCCCCGCCTGTTTAATCCAACTGTTGATCTGCGCATCATTGATCCCGCCCTTACCGCGCAATCCCTCCAGGATCGGCGCCAGCGATTGACCGTTGGCCTGGGCTTCTTTCAGCCGCGCAATCAGTGCCGAATATTCTTTCAGCTGGACCGAGTAACCGCCCAGGCGTGCCTGGCTCGGGTCTACCGTCGCCGAACGGATCGAGGCAGCCAGGTTGCCAAACTCGCTGGCGACGGTTTTCGCCGCCGCCGCCTGTTCCTCGCCCCAACGTACCAGCGCCGCCTTGCGCTGGTCCTCATTCAGCGTTTTGAACCTGGCAATGACCTCATCAAGCGGTTGCTTCATGTCATCCAGGCTGAGCGCTGCAGCGTCTGTTTTCTCGCTCATGGTCCACAGCGCCATACCGGCGCCGACTGCCAAAGCCACGATGCCGGCGGGCCCACCCAACAGGCCGAGCAGACCGGAACCGGCGCGAGCCGCTAACGACGAAACCGCCGCGTACTCTTTTTTGGCGGCGGATGCGGCGGTGGTGGCTGTCGCATCCTTGGCCATGGCAGCCGACTCGGCGGTCAGGGCCACACCCAATTGCGCCGAAGCGGCAAAAGATGCTTTCTTGGCCGCCGCAAGCTCCAGCTCCGTAGCCGCTAACAGACCTGCGTAGCGGGCCTCTTCCTGCGTTCCTTTGGCCAGGGCGGCGGTGTACGCCAGCTGGTCCCGTGCCGCCTGGAGTACTCGCACCTTGGCAACGGCGCTGGCTTCCGTGGCACGAGAGCTGGCCACCGTCGCGGACATTTCTGTGGCATAGGCCGCTGCCAGCGCGGCGGATGCAGCGGTTTTTTCAACCTGGGCAGCGGCAGCATCACGGGTGGCCTTGGCTTCGGCAATCAAGGCCGTTGCACTGTTCCATGCCGCCACGGTGTTTTTCAACATGAGAGCAGTGACGCCCGTGGCGACCAGCCCCGCGCCGGCTGCCGCAACGCTATCGATGTTTTTGGCGATCAGGTCGAGCACCTTCGCCAACTCACCCGTTGCACCGGTGGACTCGTTGGCCCGGCCAACGTAATCACCAATAGCATTGTTGACGTTGTTCAGAGCATCCATCACCGAGACGCTCATCGCTGCCGCGGCTTTTTGTGCGGTCTCCCGCACTTGTTCCAGGCCCTTGTTGAGATCGCCGAGATCGAGCTTGCCTTCGGCGCCGAGCTTGCGGATTTCCTTCGAGGTTTTCCCGGTCGCTGCCGCGACTGCTTCGGCGACGGTCGGCATGGCCGTCATGATCGAAACCCAGCCGTCCGCATCAACCTTGCCGGTTTGCAGCGATTTCGAATACGCATCCAGCGCGCCATTTGCCTTGTCTGCACTGGCGGCGTTGGTCACCAACAGATAGCTAAAGCTGTCGGTGATGTCGAGGGTTTGCTGGGTGTTGTAACCCAGCCCTTTCATCACGTCAGCCGTGCGGATGTAAAGCTCTTGGGCCTCACGCAGCGGCCGATACGTCTCCTGCGCCGTGGTCAGGATGTGCTTCTGCACCATTTCATATTCGGCAGAAGAGCTGGTCGCCGCCCGCATCCGGTCAGCCATCTGACCATAGGCGTCCGCCTGCTGGATCAAACCACCAACCAAGCCGGCGCCTGCAATCCCTGCCATGGCACCACGAATCAGGGACGTTGCAGACTCGGCTTTTGAGCTGAGTCGATCAAAAGCAGAATCTGCGCCGGCCAAATTACGATCGATGCTGGTTGCCGCTTTGGCAACAGCCTGCTCGCCCAGCGCGAGCTCCCGACGCATCTGTGCCGTCGTGGCCTCAATCTGGATCAGCATCCCCTGTACATCTGGATCTGACATAGCTTTTCTCCGGGCAAAAAAAAGCTCAGCGCAAAGCTGAGCGATGAGACAGGGAACAACGGCACCCGGGGTGCTAGGCCTCGGCCATGGCCTTGAATTTCGCCAACATCAGGTCGGAGAAGTTCGAGTCAGTGGCGGTACCGGAGGCAGGCGGCTTGTCCGGTTTGCCACTTCCGAAGGGATTGGTCATTTCCAGAAAGCGTACCTTGGCCTCCCAGGCCATCAGGATCTGTGGCACTGGCGTCTTCCAGGCTTCACGCGGCGTCCAACCGAGCCAGCCGGTGGCTATGCCGAATATCTCATCGACATAACTGCCATTGCCGGGCCGCTCTACTCGTTTCCCGAGGCTTCAGCCTCCTCCAACTCCTCATCGCTCTTGGCGCTCGGATTCAGCAACTTGCTCAAGTACTTGATGACCTGCGGGTTAACCCGGGTCAGGCCCTCATCAAAGATCGCTTCTTCCAGCGCTTCAAGGTCCTTGCGCTTGTAGTCCAGGCCAGCAGCCAGGGCGATGATCAACGCCAAGGAGCTGAGGCTCACTTTGAACAGTTCCTGCATCGCCCCTTGAATACCGCCGAAGTGGCGTTCAATGCCGCGCACGGCCTTGAGGGTGAATTTCAAGGTGTAGGTTTTGTTGCCGATTTCAACGTCGGTAGTGCCGTAGTCAGTTTTGCTCATGATCGAAAAGTCCTTGGGATTGGAAAGGTAAACAGGCCCAAGGGCGCCAAGCGCCCTTGGAGGTGGATCAAACGATCAGCGGCTTACCGTTGATGGCCATGCTGAGCTGCGCCTGCACAACACCGGTGGCATCCGCATCCTGGAACTGAAAGCTCATGACCTTCACCGGCATGTACACCACCGTGTTGGCAATCGGCGGGGTTGCATCGGGATCACCGTTGGCAAACTCGACCTTCAGGTTGTAATCCAGCGGGCTGTTATCGGCTTCAGCCGCAATAGCCGCTTGCTGGCCAGGATCGCCCTTGTCGTAGGCCACGCCCACGGTCATATCGCCTGCATCGCGGGTACCCTTGGCTTTGCGAGTGCGGCCATCATCAAGCGAGGTCCAAGTCACCGGGCTGGACGTATCGCCGAAAGCGCCACGACTGCCCACTTCGCCGAGCCGGACGTAGGTATCAGCCTCGTACTCGGCCTTGGTTTTAGCCGGGGTTTTGGTGCCAAGACTGATCTTGGTTCCCGTGCCAGTAAAAAAAGACATGCCTGTATCTCCTGCGGTTGGATACCGCCGTAGGTTTGCGAGGGGTCACAAAAAAGCCGGCACGAGGCCGGCGGATGGGTGCTGCAAAAAATCAGTGCTCGGTGAGAATGAGCACCGTGACGGCGCCCTGAAAGGTCACGCCGTCCGGCTCACGCAGGCACTCTTTACGAGTGACGCTGATCGAGGCCACTCGCCCGGTTGTCAGGGGAAACGGGCGGTTATGCAGGGCGGCGTCGATCTCGGCATTGAGGGTCTTCACCACCACCTGGCCCCGGTAATCACTCCAGACCGAGAAGTAAAACAAACGTCGATCACTGCGCTCATTGAGCGAGTCGGTGTTGTCCACGACCTCATAGTCGAGCACGACATACGGATACGGCGTTTTTTCCGGTACCGAGTCAAACACCGGACATGACAACTCAGCCTTTAGACGATTGAACAACGCCGCATGCAGCGCCAAGGTCGGATCGCTCATTTACCCTCCGCCGCTTTGCGCAAAGTGCTGGCAATGGCTGAGCTGATCACGCCCCGGATCCGCTCCCGGTTCACATCAATGGAGGGTCGCAACCAAGGCTTAGCCCGCCGAGCCGGGATGTTGGGAAACAGACCGAAAAACGTCTTGCCGTCGGACTTGTTCTTGGTTGCACGCCGCCGGAGGGCATTGCGTCGCCCGCCCAGCTTCGATTTGTCACGGTTGACGGTGTGCGCGCCACCGACTGCGTTGCGGTCGGCCTTGCGATACATCGCGCCGTTGTAGCCCTTGGAGCCGTACTCCAGAATGCGCAAATAGAAGAAATGGCGATTGTTTCGCTTACCGCGAATACCGATCTGCGCATCCAGCCCGGATTTCGACACGAATGCCTGGAGCGCCGCCGCCGCGTCCCCTGTGTCCTTCGGGATCAATTGCCGCTGCACCTGGAGCACCAGGTCGGCGGACTCCTGCATGGCCGGGCGCAGGTCGCTTTCCATTTCGTTACCGATGCGCCGCAACACACCACGCAGCTTGAAGTCACCCTTGATGCTGGAGCGCCGGCCCATAATCAGGACTCCGGCTCAGCAGGCTTTGCCGGGGGCTGAGCTTTCGCAGCTTTGGGGATGACCTCCGCCACCAATCCACGAGCGATCAGTCCGGCGCCCAACTCGGCGTCAACCTCAAACTCATCGCCCACATCACGGTCACCTGGGCGCCCGGAGATCCGGGCCAGGGCATGTACTTTCATATCGATTACCTCAGGGGTGTGGAACACTGGAACAGAGCAGCCGTAGCAGGCTCCGGTTGTTGTCGGGCAAGGGCGCCTCGATCAAGTAGACGACGTCACTGCGCACCAGGCGCCGCCCTGCCACCGCAGCAGCGGTGAAGCGAATCCGAATCTCTGCGTCGACGGTGGCAGTCAATTGGTCGGCGACCGGGGCGATGCGTCCGGTTGGGATGGCAACCTCTCCCCAGACTTTACGGACCTCAACCCACTGCACCGGGTTGCCGCCATATCCATCTGGGACGACTCGCTGCTCCTGCAAACTGAAGCGGTGCCGCGCTGGACCTGATCGCATGTCAGAACCTCGGAGGGACGGTGACTTCAGCCAGCAACGAGTCCAGCATCGACCCGGGCAGCTCCGCGAGAATCGTGCCGCTGACCAACGTTTCCCGGAACTCATGCGCGGTGCCGGCCTGCATCAACAACCAGGACCGCACGGCAGGATGCGCATCGAGATCGATGCCGGCCTGGTATCGAATCAGCAGAACGCCGGCTGGACGACCGTCAGGGAAATACAGGAAGCTTTCCCGGCCACGATTGCGCAGGTTGAAGGCGTCCGTGAGCAGCTCGAGACTGCCATCAGCCAGGATCCGCTCAACGGAGACGATGGCAGTGGCCTGACCCACGTCGAGCGCATGGCCGGAGGCGTAATGCTCTGGCCACTCTTCCTCGTACTCGGCTTGCCGGATGGCCGCACCAGTGCGTGACTCGGCCTGCCCGGTAACGCCTGGAATGATCACGCCCTCAATCAGCTCAGGCACCACATCCTCTGGATCGAGGCGGCATTGAAAAGCGACCTGATCCAGGGTCAACACCGGGTCACCGATGTAAGCGATGCGCCGGGCCATGGCTATGGCTTCCCGTCGTCATCATCGCCTTCATCCTCGGCAGAACCACCCTCGCCCTCTGCGCCGGTACCGGTGACGGGGTCACCTGCTTCGGACTCGCCGCCCTCCGTCAGTTCACCGCCACCGGACGCGCCTGCCGGATCAAGGGATCCGCTCGGCAGCTCCAATGACAATGGATCAACGGCGGGAGTTTGAGGCTCCACCACAGGCGCCTTCGAAGCACCAGCGCGGCTGACAGGCTTTTTATCGGCAGCCTTCGGGCGCCTTTCAGACAGGGGACTGCTCACTGACGCAGCCGCAGATGCAGGCGAATAACCCGTCGCCACACCACCACCGACCAGGGATTCAGCGACACTTTCCTCGAACCCAGCAACTTCGCCCGGCGAGTAGCCCCGCCAAGGCTTGGTGAACTTCACAATGACTTTTTCGCTCATGACAAAAACCTCGATCAACACGTTGAGATCAACCCTGCCGCGAAGGCAGGGCTGAAGTGGTGTTACATGCCGGCACCCCAGGTGATGCCTGTACCCACGGCCACCGACTCGACATGGCGAGGGGCAAAGTCGTGTTTGCTGATCACGCGGATCAAGGTCTGGTCGCGCTGGAAGGCGCTGACGGTGTTACCGCCAGCATCCTTGTAAGAGGCTTCGGTACTGATCGCGATGGACAGGGTGGTGTCTTCACCGATGTAGCAGTCGGCAAAGTTGACGAAGTAGATCTCGGATTCGTTGCCACCGGCGCCGAGGTTGGTCGGGATCTGCGTGGTGAGCGCGACCTTGTAGCCCTTGAGCAGCCCCAGATCGATTTCCGGATAGGCCTTGTTGCCATTGCCATCACGCAACGATTGCAGCCAGCGCAAGGTGCGCGGCGCCATGATCCAGCCGCAGCCATCCAGTTCAACGTTGGCAGTCTCCAGGCGCAACATCATGCCGCCGAGATACAGGTCAACGATGGCCAGCGTGGCACCCGCCGGTGCCGGCAGCACGTTGCCTGCCGGCGCCCAGTAACGGAGGCCCTTCGGCAGCGAACCACCACCCATGCTACGGATAAAATGCAGGTCCTCGGAAAGACCCATACTGACGGACATATCATTGCTGACCTGCCCATCAATACGCGGGTTCACCCCGGAATACGCCAACAGATCATTGGCGATCGGCACGAGCGCGGCCGATTTTTTCGCCGAGAGCTTCATGTCATCGAACTGCATACCGGTGACCTGAATGTCCTCTTCGGCGCCGAGGTAGGCCACTTGGGTGTTGCCGATAATTCGCGGCATGGTCAGGTTACCGTTGTTCAGGGGCAGACTGACCGCCCCCATGCGACGGATCACCGACTTGGGCCGAAGCGACTCGATCACGCTGGTACTGAAGTTTTCCGGTACCAGCACGCCGCCAGAGCCAGGGGTAACCGTGGACAGCGCCATATGCACGTCAGCGCCGTAACCACCGGCCTTGGCCATCTCAGCGGCCTGGTGTTGGTTGCCGCCGGCCTGCACCAGCAATCGCACCATCTGGGCCATTGCCACGCCCGGCTTGGTCTTCTCGGTGAAGGGGCCAGAGATGTGCACCGGCGGGCTGTTGATACCCTGGGCGCTTTCGTTGACCGGTACCGCAGATGCAGCGGACATTCGCTCGGCAGCTTCGGCACGGCTGATTTTCTCAGTCAAGCCATTGACCTGGGCTTCCAGCTGGGCGAACTGGGTCAGCTGCTCGGCGGTCAGCGAACCACCCTCTGCCTCGATCTTGGCCAGCGCCTGAACCGCGACGACGAGCTCAGCGCGTTCGCTTCGCAATTGAGTTACAAGGGACATGGTGCCTCCTGGGCATAAAAAAACCCGCCGGGGCGGGTGTAGGTAACTGCCGCGAACGCGGTCAGAGTCTTGCTTGAATGTTGAGGGCTGCGGCTCGAAGAGCGATGCGACTGCCCTGACGTTGCGCCCGGCTTTGCGCCACGGCTCGCGACAGATCATCGACGGCGTCTTGCGGACTTTGCAGGCGATCCGCCAGGCCGGCATTGATTCCGGCCTGGCCTCGATACAGCCCCGCCTCGGTAGCCCGCACGGCCTCAATGCTGAGCCCGCGATAATCCGCCACCGCACTGACGAAAAGCTGATAACTCTCCTGCACCAGCTCCTGCAGGAACTTCATCGACTGTTCAGTCAGAGGCTCATGGGGACTGAGGTCGTTTTTATGAGCACCGGCATACACGGTCGTGACCTTCACGCCCATGCTTTCCTCCTGCTTGGAGCGATCCATATGGCTGGCAATCACGCCGATGGACCCGACCCCGCTGGTCTGGCTCACCACCAGCTCGCTGCAAGCACTGCCAATCAGGTAGCCGCCGCTGTAGGCCATGTAGTTGACGATGCCGGTGATGGGCTTGATCTGCGCCATCGCCCGGATGTCGGTCGCTAACTCAAAAGCCCCCACGGCCGAACCGCCGGGCGTGTCGATATCCAACACCACACGTTCAACCAGCGGGTCCGCAATCGCCTGGCGCAATGATTGCCGCAGGCCTTCGTAGCTGGTCATGGTTTCGCAGGCGTTGATGTGACTGCCGCGACTGACCAGGAAGCCGTGCACCGGCAGCACCTGGACACCCGTGGTTGCCAACATGGCGCGCTCTTTCTCTTGTTCCTGGTCGGCCCGATCCTGCGCCTCATCGTCGTAGAACCCGAGGCTGGCACCGCCTGAAGGCGCCAGGTTGATGATATTGAGGTTCATCGCCTGATTCGCCCAGCGCACGCCTAGGTCGAGCATGTCAGGGGTCACCAGCAGCGGCTGGTTGAATAACAGGCCGGATGCCCGAAGGTGGTGTTTCATTGTGCAAGCATCCTTTCGATTTCGTGCTGTTGCAGCTCCAGCTGCGCCCGCACCTTGGGATCTTTCAGATCGGGCATGCCCTTGCCCGCGTCGATCATGTTCAACGGCTGCAGGTAAATGTCGCCGCCCACAACTGGTGGCATGTTTTCCAGCCGGCGGATGTCGTTGACCGACAGCCAGCCCCATTGCCGCCCGATGGCGTACGCCTCGTAGCGGCTCTTCTGGTCACCACGCATCAGGCCGGACAGATTGAATTCGATGAAGTAGTCGCGCCTGTCTTTGGGCAACAGGAAATCGCGCATCATCGACTGTTCATGTCGCTTGACCCAGGGCAGCAGGCTGAACACGACGAACTGAATCAGCAGTTGCTCAATGGTGTTGTAGTTCGCCTTGTCCAGATCATTGACCATCGGCAGGGGGATCTTGTAGATCCGCGCACAGTCAACGCCGGACAGCTTGAGGACGCCGATGATTTCGGCGTCGACGTTGGTCATGGACACGGCCTTAAAGGTCATGCCTTCTTGCAGCATGGCGACCTTCTTCGCGTTGTCCATGCCGCCGAACTTATTGCCCCACTGATCAAGCACCCGATCAATCGAGCCCTGATCCTTGATGGCCGGCGCCTCCCGAGGCCGTTCGATTACGCCCGACACCGACGCACCATTGGCGAACGACTTGCCGGTGTACTGCCGCACGGCCTGGGCAAGCCCTACCGCCTCCGCGTGCAGCATGATCGGTGACAGCCCTTCATAAAAGTTGTGCGAGTGCCACCGTACGTGGTGGATCTGCCGCATGGGCAAGCGATCAGGAAAGGCACCGACCTGGTAATACGGCAGCATGTCGCCGCCCTTGTAGACGGTGACCTTGTCGTTGTGGATCGGCCAGAGGGCGGTCACGTTGCCGTCGTCACGACGCTCCATGAAGCTATAGCTGTTGCCACGCAGACCGGCAGCGAGCTGACTGCCCTCGCGATGTTCGTACGGCGTTTGGAATCCGTTCGGCTGATACCGCAGGACGTCATACAGCGGATGGTTGATCGCCGCATCCCGTTGTCCGTTGCCCGTTCGGTGGTACAACTCCAGCGGCAGCTGGGCGATGCTCTCGGCCAACAGCGTGACGCAGTTCTGAACGATGGGAACGGCGAGCGCCGATTCGGGTGTGACCTTCGAACCGGAGCTGTTACGCCCCGAACCGATCAGGCTGCGCCAGACGCTGCCGTCCGGACTGGACACGACGCTTTGCGCCGAGCCGCGTTGCTTGCTGAAGAACATGGTCAGCCTCCCCCACTGTCATGCGCCGGCATCGGTGCGGCGGCAGCCCGATCAGCCAGCCATGCCCAAAGGAGAAGCCCGACGCCCGCCACGATGAGCGCCGCCGGAACGCTCAGCAGCGCCACGCCGGCAATCAGCAGACCAAAGCCCAGCAGGCCCGCGATCCAGGCCAGCAGTTCAAGATGTTTCATATGCCAGCCCCTTCGTCATAAATGGATTTTCCACTGCCGTCGATAGCAGTCCCGCTCAAGCCGGTCGCCATCAGCGCCGCGACGATGCCGTCGATGCGCCCGGTGGCTTTAGCCTTGTCCGCTTTTCGGTTGCCGGCCGGGTCACTGACGATTACCGCGTTGCCAGCGCACCAGGTCATCACCGGGTTGTCGTCATGCCGCAGTG